GCCAGCGGCAAGGAATCCTGCTGCACCGAATAGTATATATATCATAATTTATCCCCCTGTAATAAAAATTAACTTTAGCATACAAGATATGTAATTATAGTGAATAATATCGATTAGGAACAGATTATTGATTAATAAAATAGATTTATATATAATGTATGCAACTGTACGCGACAGTATCGCGGTAAATTACCTTTATAGGGCCATGAGATGAGTGAAACGCTACAAAACGACGAGTATGTTGAAGAATTGAATTCGGATGATACAGAAGTCGAAGAGGTTAACGAGAGTCAACCAGAGGATTTAGCAACCGATAGTGACGGGGAACACGAAGAAAAACCCGACGATAGCGAGCAAAAGCAAGTTAACCAGAATGCGGTTAATGAAGCTATAAATAGGCAACACAGGAAGTACCAGGAAGAAAAGCGTAAAAATGATGAGTTAGAGCAGCGATTATCGCAGTTACAACCCAAAGAACAAGCGCCCGAAATCTTATCACGACCTGATCCGTTTGATGACGATTATGACACCAAACTAACAGCTTATGAGCAATCTATCCGGCAATCTGCCCAGTATGAGTACGCGCAGCAACAACAGCAGCAAATACTCCAGCAGCAGCGAGCCTACCAGCAGCAGAAGATGCAAGCTGACCTTACGACTAAAGCCGCAACTTATGCCGAAAAAGCAAAAGGTTACGGTATTAATCCGCAGGAATTACAGCAAGCAGGGCAATTAGTTGCCAGTATGGGCTTAAGTGAAGATGTGGCAATGTTTATTTTAGAAGATGAGCAAGGGCCATTAATCACAAGGCACCTAGCTATCAATCATGTTGATGCGGAAGCGATTATAGGTATGGCACCACTACAAGCCGCCATGTATATAGAGCGAACCATTAAGCCTAAAACTGCTGCATTGAAAAAGAAACAAACGAACGCTCCAGCTCCAGCCACAAAAATACAAGGCAGAGGTGGGGACAAAGACACTGGGAAATATAGATTTTCATCCGGTGCTAATTTTGAATAGGATCGCCACTCATGGCTAATAATTTTGATAGTAACTTTACCCGCAAACTTGCCAAAGTCTTTTTGGACAAGTTTGAATCTGAGCGCGTTTTATCTAAAAACGTTAATACACAACTTTTATCCGGTAAATTCGGCGCTGATACTGGTGATACAGTAGACTTTAAGCGTCCAACTGATTATACATCTAAGCGTACTGCGGCTGGTGATATCACCGGCGTAGGCCGTGACAGCATTATAACGGGCAAGGCATCTGGTACAGTTCAGGACTACTTCACAGTAGACGTTGATTTTGACGAAGCTGATGAAGCCTTAAAAATGGACCAATTGGAAACTCTTCTTGCTCCCATGGCTACACGTATCAAGACTGATTTAGAACTTGATTTCGGTGAGTTTTGCTTGAAAAACACTGCTTTGCTGTCAGGCTCAGTTGGTACTGCGGTTACAACTTGGGATCACGTATCAGGCGCAGGCGCAATTATGCAAGCATCTGGCGTGCCGATGGATCAAGACTGGTGTTATTTTGCTAACCCATTCACTCAGCGTTCACTAGCCAGTAATCAGCGTTCATTGGGCGGTGAAACTGGTTCAATGTCTGCTAACCAGCGTGCGGTTATCACTGATAACTTCGCAGGTATGAAAGTGATGACAGCCACCACTTTACCTAGCTACACAACAGGTGCAGGCTCAGATAGAGAGGGTACGTTATCAGCAACGCCGACACCTACTTACTTGGCAGCTAAAGATAGTATGACCATGAGTATTGCGGTCACTGCTTTCCAAGCTAACTTGGTTGTTGCTGCTGGTGAAACCATCACAGTCACAGGGCGTAATCGTCTTAACCTTTCTACTCGTAAGCCTATTGTTGATGAAACTGGCGCTCAAATATTGTTCTCTGGAACAGTTACAGCAGCAGTTACACTCAACGGTTCTGGTGCTGGTACATTGGTTATAACTGGTCCTGGCGTATACGAAGCAGCCGGAGCGTTTAACACTGTAGATTCAGCGTTAACATCTGGTGATATCGTTACCCTTGGCGGTGCAGCCTCAACACTTATCCAGCCCAACATGTTCTGGCATAAGCAAGCTTTCGGTATTGGTTCAGTGCCTATCAAAAAGCTTTACAGCACTGACACGCTAGCAACCACAGAAGATGGCTTACAATTCAGGGTATCAAAATACGCTGATGGTGATGCTAACAAACAGATTGTACGTTTTGATTTCCGTCCAGCTTACGCGGTTCTTAATCCGTTCTTTGCTGGTAAATCATTCGGCGGTTAATCCGTTTTGACGTAACCCAAAAGCCCTCGACTAAGAGGGCTTTTTATTGGGCGCTATAACTGTTAAAATAAGTAACACCATTTCTTTGAGGTTCTTATGAAAGAAACTTTCACAATGTACAAGCAAGATGGGACTCAATTAGAAGTTAGCGAGCCATCTATCATAGCAGCAGTCAAACTAGGCTGGACAGATAAGCCACCAGCAAAACCAAAGGCCGTTAAAAATGCCAGAAACAGCACAAAGCTTAGTAAATGACATCCTACAAGAGTTATTAATTAACTCGGCAGAGCAGTCAATACCAGCGGTAGATTTTGAAACAGGTGTCCGCTATCTGAATAGATGGATGTTCATGCAAGACGCTGACGGGGTTAAACTTGGTTATACTGAGGTGATAAACCCGAATGACTTAATCACAGTCCCAGCGGGTGCCATAAACGGCATTATATACAATGTTGCATTACAATTATCTACAACTTATGACGTGACTGTCACACCTGAATTGGCGGTAAAAGCGAGTCAGGGATTAAATGTAATGATTAAGCTTGGGTCTCCATTACATGGCAGTAAGTACACTTCAAATACACCTAGAGGATCAGGTAATCACAATGATACCTTTTCCGATTTTAATTTTTATGATGGTTGTTGTGAAGATGATGCGGCAACTTGTGAGGTGACATAATGAGCTGTAATTCAATGGCTTCAGACATGACCAATGCGGTTAAGACAACCACAATGGAAACATCGGATATTCTTTCTCTAGTCAGAGCTAGTACACTATATGGGATAACATTTAGCAACTTTCAAATTGCTCTAGGCGTAACCGGGTCGATTAATCCAGTTGGCTCACCTACAGCTACACAGCTACTTAACCAACCTGCTCCAGGCGTTAATTTTATCAGGTCACTTGATCCATCGCAGGGTATATCAGTAACAGTTGATGCGTATGGTGGTATTAGCTTAAAAACCGATCTAGTTAATGCGGGATCTGGCACTGATGGTGCTCAGGTTATAGTAGACCAAACAGCAGACCAATTGGTATTTAAAAGAATCAAAGCGGGTGCCGGTGTTTCTGTGTCAGAGACAGCGACAAGTGTTCTTGTAGCATCCACAGCAGAAGTTTCATTGCTAAATCAAGTAATTGTACGATCAAGCGCAGATCTATTAGGTACATTAGATAGCACTAAATCATATTTTATTGATGGCCAAATTGACATGTCAGGCGTAAGTATTGTTGTTCCTGCTACAGGGTTGACATTAGATGGTTATGGGTTTGGTGTATCAGGTTTATACTGCGCAGATAACACATATACCATGTTCACAACATCAGGCGCTGGTAACGTATTTATTAGTAAGACTGATATATCAGTTACAGGTACAAATTCAAAAGTTTACGAACTATTTGGAGCTAGCGGCAATGAAGCGATTGAGACCAACTATGTAAACTATAACAATTGCACTTCACTAGGCGAGTTGGCAGCATTCAGACAGGGACTTGAATTTAATACAGGTAGATTTGGCGGATCACCTTCATTAACTCTTGACGGTGTTTGGTTAGGCGGGTATAGGATTGATGTATCAATAGCTATTCCAGATGCATCAATGACATTACCATTATTTAGGGTTGGATCCGATTTTGAAATCAGAACTAGAATGCTAATGAACATCAATGCCAACCTTAGAGCATCTGCGATCCTATTCGATTTTATACCTGCAAATTTTACATCAACAGGGGCTTTACAACTTAATGATTGTGTCATTCAACGTGATGGGGTTTTTGACACAAGCGACACCACTATTACACCAAACATAAACCAATCAAATATAGAATGCCGATGGGTTGATAATAAAGGCATTAGAAACACAAATACAGGCGGCAGGATTGACTTAACTGCATCTGCTTTGACTACGATAGCCACTATTGATACTTATGTTGATGTAGCGGGTACATTCACAGCATCACAGCTTGAGCACTACGACTCACCAGCTAACGGTAGATTGAGGAACTTATCAGGAGAACCGCAGGATTACCGAATAGACGTCAGTATGTCTGTTGTAGGGACAGCTAATGAATTACTTACGCTGGCTATTGTTAAATATGACGCGTCATTACTTGCAAATGTAATAATTTCCACGCAACAAAGGCGCGTTAATTCAGTGTCAGGCCCAAATGATACCGCTTTCTTTAATATGATTGTTACAACAGAAATGAATTCAAATGATTATGTTTTTCTTCAGATTAAGAACATAACAAGCACTAATAATTGCACAGCAGACGTGGATTCAATTATGATTGCAGGCGAAAGATAGTGGGCCAAGCTGTAGAAGTTCCTCTTGGTGGCGGATACTACGTATCAGATAGTTTACCGCTATCTAATCAGAGATGCCTTAATCTTTATGTTGACAGGCCACAAGCTGCTGCATTATCTGAAGCAATACTAAAAGGCACTCCAGGCTTAACGCAAATAGCAACAAGCGGCGTGATCAATCAAATTAATAGAGGCTCACACGTAAAAGAGGGCAAACCATACTTTTTAAACGGTGAGACATTATACAGGCTTGATAAAACTATTGACAGCGCTGGGGCTGACGTATTTACTCTTGTAGCTCTAGGTATTATACCAGGCAATAGCCGCTGTTCGTTTGCTGATAACGGATCGCAATTACTTGTATTGGTGCCGGGCGGTAACGGTTACATTATCAACGAATCAGCAGGGACAGTATTCCAACAGATTACAGATTTAGACTTTACAACGACGAACGGTAAGCCTCAGTATGTCGTGTATATAGATTCTTTCTTTGTAGTGACAACAGACGCAAAAAAGATAATTAAATCATCATCTAATGATGGTTTGATATGGTCCGCTTTAGATTTTACCAGTGCGGAAGCTGATCCTGATGCGATAGTTGCACCGATTGTGGTTAAAAACAAACTAACGATAACAGGAACAGAGACAATTGAAGGGTTTGACAACTTAGGTTTATCTGGCTTTCCATTCCAGCGTAACGGATTATTTGTACAAAAAGGGTGTTTTGCACCTCAAAGCCTAGTAAATATTAATGATGGTTTTATGTTCATAGGCGGGGGAGTAGATGAAAGCCCTGCAATATGGACATTAAACGGTTCAACACCTCAAAAAGTAAGCACAACCGCGATTGATGAAATGCTACAGTCATTTTCACAAGCTGAGATCAACGCTTCTTTTGCTTTTTCATACGCTCAATCAGGCGCTTATTTTGTTGAGTTTTCACTGCCAACAATCACATTTGTCTATGATGTCATATCAAAGGTTTGGCACGAAAGGGAAAGTAAATATGTGGACAGTACTGGAGCTATACAGACAGTAAGGCATCGAGTTAATAGCATTGTGACAGCTTACGGAAGAGTCCTTTGTGGCGACAGCTTAGACGGTAGAATAGGTGTATTAGATTTAGACGTTTATACTGAGTACACAAACCCAATCATCAGAGCTTTTTCACTAAGCCCTTTTGCAGATTTAGGATCATCAATGTCACTAAATAGCATAGAGTTAACAACGGAATCAGGTGTAGGAAATGTGGAAAAACCAGATCCAGAAGTTAGAATGAGAACATCTATCGACGGGAAGACATTTAACGATCCAATATCCGCACCACTTGGTAAGATAGGCGAGTATAATATCCGTCAGATATGGCGAAGATTGGGCAGATTCCCTAGATTTGGCGTGCTGATGTTTGAATTCTCAGACCCTTGCAAATTCAGAGCGTTAAAACTTAGAATGAATGTTAAACAAGGGGCGCAACGTGGCCGTTAGTATTGCACCGCCTGATGCCAATAGACCTATATTAAACGACGATGGCACGATGGAGCAGGCATTTAGAAGTTGGGCTAATAATCTAACTAGGCAAGCCATTATAACTGGTTCAGGCTCCCCAGAGGGCGTAATTAATGCGTTACCTACTAGTGAATATATGGACAGCGCTGGAGTGTCAGGAGCTATTAAATACATTAAGCGAGATGCAGACATTGCAGGTGATACAACGCAGGGTTGGATTTTGATATGATAGTCTCATTTGAGCAACAAGAATATAGAGATTCACTCGCAAGGCTTGAGGCTTATTCGCTAACACTTCCACAAATTGACGTGCCTGTAAAGCATTGCATACATGGTGGCATGTATGCAAGAGAAATTACAATTCCAAAGGGCGTTACAATTACAGGGCAGATATACAAGTACGACCATTTAGAGTTTATGATTGCTGGTGATGCAACGGTCGCTACAATGGAAGGCCCAGTAAGGTTGAAAGGTTTCCATACCCTTAGCGGGCATCATGGCAAAAAACGAGCCATTAGCGCGCATGAAGACACTATATGGCTAACAGTACATACATCAAGTGGAACAGATGGCGACAAAATACAAAATTTAATAACGGCATCTGACTTTGATGAATTGGAACAGTTTTATACCGAACAAAAACAGATAGAGGTTAATTAACATGACAGGAATTTTCACAGCGGCGGCACTAGTAGGCACAGCGGTA